CTTTCAGAGGGTACTTGTTAGGCATGATTAAGCTCCCACAGTCGCAGTTCCTTTTCCCACTTAAGCTCGTCCTGCTTGAGCATCTTGATGTTGTCCGCATTGCGGATCGGTGCTGCCTTGGCGATGGCTAACTCGAACTGGGTGCAGTAGAGCATGAAGGCGTAGAAGTATTTCATACAGCCCTCCGCAGCAGTGCATCCCGAGCAGCGGTGATCATGAACTTCTTCTCGCGGATGTCGTTACCCAACTGGTCAAGGTCTTCCTGTAGCCGGCGCATCTGACGGATCAGGCGAGCTTCGCGGACCATCATCTCTTCCAGAGCGTTCTGGTGGATAAGGAGCATCACCTGTTCCATATCTAGGTTGGTGACTTCGACTGACCCGTCGATCTCCGCGTCGTACTCGCGGGGGTCTTGGTTGATATACATCGCTCTCATGCTTCTCTCCCGTAGTACAGCGCCCATACGTCGTCGATGCACTCCTGCTCTGCACTGTCGATCTCCTGCTTAGTCAGTTCGCGGGTCTTGCACGTCACCGACTCGATCTCAACTCCACCTTCAGCCGGCTCCCACTGGGTAGCGCGACGGGGCTTGGTGAAGCTGTACTCGACATTCACCTGATGCTCGGTGTTGTCGTCGTCATAGGCCCATGTGATGTAGTTAGCCATTGCATTTCTCCATCAACTCAGCACGTTCCCGAGCAGTAGCGAGCTTGCTGACCCGCTGATGCAGACGCTCGACAAACGACTTGCGCTTCTTGCCGGCGATCTCCATATCGATCAGGCTCCACAACTGGTCCTCACTCAACTCACTCAACTTGTTGTTCAGCAGGTTGTAGTCGTCCAGCAGTGCCATCATCAGAATCTGTTCCACCTTTGTACTCCCGTTGTTGTTCATGTGTTGCATCTTAGAACGAGATTCTCTAACCGTCAAGACTTTTCTTTCATTAACCTATAAGACTTGATCGCATTTCTGAGGGAATTTTGAGTGGTTGCCTTATCGTTCAGCGCCAATGCTTGTGCTTGGTCGAGGGTATCCTTGCAGAGAATCCGGTGGCAGATCACGGGAACACCCTGTCCCTGCCTACGAATACGGGCATTGAACTGTTCATAGAGGTCTAGACTCCAGTTCAATCCGAACCAGACAAGCGTATGACCCATCTTCTGTAGCCCATCGACCCCATGACCCATCGATGCAGGATGTCCGATCATCAGTTGGCACTCACCATTCTGCCAGTAGTCCATTGCTGCCTTCAGGGATGCCTCGCTCTTGCAGTCGGTCAGGTTGATCGGCTTGATATCTTTGAACCTAGTCATGATCCTCTCGGCATCGCTCCGGTAGGCGTAGCTGCACAGGATCGGCTGACCAGCAGACTCTTCGATAATGTCCTCCAGTGCGTCCAGCTTGATCTCATGGATGGGTTCCCAGAGGGGCATACCGGGTACAGGGTAGATCGCGCCATTGCTGAACTGGAGGCACTTGTTGGTCAGGGATGCCTGGTTGAACATCTCGACCTCGGTGCCATTGTCAAGTGCCAGAAAGAAGTCCTTCTCCATCTGGTCATACATAGAGCGGAGATCATCAGTTAGCTCCACCTCGACATCATTCACAATCATATCCGGTAGGGGGTTGTAGTCCTCCGCAGACATCTCGAGAGTGATGTCGCCTATAAGCCCCTTAATCGTTTCCTCAGTGTCATGATAGGGTACTTCCTTGTATGGACCCTCCTTACGGTAGAAACGGGTCTTAAACGCCGTTTTAGAGGTTCCCAGACGTACTCCTTGGTCAAGTACTAGGTACTGACCGTGCAAGTCCTTGTAGCCGTTGCTGGCAGGTGTGCCGGTAAGCCCCGTGTTCCACCTGAAGTGGGGCAGCACCTTCCTGAGTGCCTTGACTCGCTGGGTAGTGGAGTTCTTGCACTTGCTGATCTCGTCGAATACGATCCCGTCGAATGGGAGTTCCTTGTGCTTGCTGATGTAGTAGTCATGCAGCACCTCGGATAGCCAGCCAAGGTTCTCATAGTTGATCAGATAGACATTGGCGGGTTTCATCAAGGCACGGGTACGCTGATCCTTGGTCCCCATGAGCATATTGAACGTCAAACCCTTGGTATGGGACCATTTGGTAGCCTCTTGTCGCCATACGAGCCGGCAGACGCGGATAGGGGCGACGATCAGGACTGCCTTGAGATACCCGCACCCGACAAGATCAGCGATGCTGGTGAGGGTGATAGCGGTCTTGCCAAGGCCCATGTCGAGCCAGAGTGCAGAGGCAGGGTGAGTACATTGGAAGCTGACTGCCTTCTTCTGGTACTCATGTAGCTGATCACGGTGCAGCATAGTGATCCACCAACTGCTTACCCGCTGCTACGGAGTCGATCACATAGACCCGGCACCCGTGGTCACGCAGACGATCATGCTCGCGTAGCTGACCAGCAGTAGCTTGCTTACCCTGTTGTTTGAACTCGATGAATACAATCAGACCATCAGGACGGATGAATATCTGGTCAGGTACGAAGGAATGTCCAGGCGATGTCCATTTCCGTGTTAGCCATCCTTTGGATTCGGCGTAGTCTTTGACTGCACGTTCTATTTGCTTTTCAAGCACAGTTTCCTCACTTCATTGATATACCACTCGTATCCAATGGGTAGAGTAGCCTCGGTTATTTTGTTACAGAGACAGACCTTCTGGTTCTTCTGAACGTCGAACCAACGATTCTCGGTCTTCCCCTTCATGGGCGGCATGACCTTGAGCAGAGTGCCACCCTCGGGACTGATGTAGTACCGTTGAATGTTGCCAACGTCAGACTGCTCACCGTTCTCATCGACGTAGATCAGCTTGGATGTCCGTGGCACCTTGGCGCGGATCATAAAGTCCATCTTGTCAGGCCACTCCAGTACCGTCTGCTCCAGAGGCTTGCCGTGGATCAGCACCTGCTCGGCTACCTTGGCAACGACTGACGCGGAGCTATCCTGATGCCACTCTTTGTCGTACTCGTAGGCACCCTTGCGCTTCACTTCACCATTGGTCTTGACTGCGATGTAGTTATTGACATCGCGGATGACCATCTTGGAATACTCAGCGTACTCAAGGGTGAGCTTGGTCTTTTGTTGCCATGTAGTGCAAATTTCTTCAAGTTTCTTTGCGTCAGAGCGCAACATCCTGATGGTGATACCGTCAGTATTCACCTGAATGATCTGCAACCCTTGGTAGTAAAGACGTTCAGCCAGCAAGCTCAACATCATCTGACCACCAATGGTGATCTTCATCGTGAAGAGGGGATCGTAGAAGATACTGAACTTATCATTGGATTTACCATAGACTCCGTTCAGTGCCAACTTCAACATGGCGTTCTCGGCACTCCCTTTCTTGTATCCTACGCGCTGGGTACGCAGATCACGATACACATCGACAAACTTAGGACCGAGATGCTCAGGATAATGACCATGTTCGATAGCGATGGACGGATACAGGCTAGTCACATCCATGTCGTAGATCATCCACTCGTCATCAGCGGTGAAGAATTCGTTGGTGACGGAAGCGTGAAGACCACCTGTACCATAGACGAAATCGAGGTTCCCGACTTTTGCGATGATGTCGCTGAAGACCCCCTTGGTGCCGCTGATGACCTGACTGTTGAACCATGTCTTGATTCGTTGGAACTCCAGATGCGTGAATTGAATCCACTGGGGTATGCACTCATGGAGATTGATGCTCTCTCGCTGAGTCTGTCGTGGGACACGACCGCCCTTACCGTAGCTATAACATTGGACACCACTCTTTTCGAGTTCCATCTGGAAGATTTCAGCACCGATCTTGGTATCGTTATGATTCAGGAAGTCCCTGCCGTGCTTTGCTGTCAGTTCTTCCCTGAACCCGATCTGCTTCAATGACTCATGGTAGAAGAGTTTCGTAGCCCGGACATCGTGCAGGTTATAGTCCAGCAGTACCTTAATCTGATCCTGGTTCAGCGTACTCCCGACAGGAAACGGTAGATCGCTGATGTTGTCCATCTGCATCTGGTACTCCAGTGCCTTCAACGAGGTAGTCCGAGCCTTGTTGTCGAAGTGATGAATCTTGTAGAGGTCAAGCTGGGGGATCAGCCGATCAGATGGGAACACCATCCCCTCAAACTTGTTCTCGGAGAAGATCAATGACTGAGCCTTGTCGTACAACTGCCTCGCGGTAGCCTTGGGGTTACGCAGGAGCAGATGCAGCACTGGGTAATCGAAGCTGACATTGTTGAACCCGACCATACGAGCATCGATGGAGATCAGGTACTTGCACCACTCAATGATCTGCTCCCGCTCGTCCTTGAAGTCACTGACCTCAAACTGCCAGTGCAGCGGGAGATCAGTGAGTTCAGCGGAGAGGGTGAAGCAGTTGGGGTAGGTTTCTAGATCGTAAATGACATCGATCATTTAGTGATCCAATCGATACACTTGATGGTTCGATACTGCCTGTACCGCTTGCACCAATCGCGGAATCCAAGGAAGGTCAGCTTCTTGGTGCAGAAGCGGCAGGTTTCGCAGGTCATATAGATTGAGGGGAGCCGTAGCTCCCCATCCCTTTTACTGAGGCATCAGGAAAGCAGGGAACGCCGGGGCAGCAGGAGCCGCACCAGCAACAGCACCGAAGAGGGTCGAGGCATCAGCAGCACCCTCACCAAACGCTTCACCATCTTGGAAGAACTGGATGGCAACCAGATCGCAGCGGATACCGCGACCGAAGCTGTTCTCCTGTACCCAAGGCTTGATAGCAGCATTGACGTAGCAACCGCCGTACATCTTGCGAGCCAGTGCCTGATAAGCCATCGTGTTACCTAAATCGGTCGGCTTACCGTCAGCCTGGATCATCTGCGGAGCCTGATCCTTGTTGGCGCTGATATAGACGTTGTTGGCATAACCGCTATACGGCTGGAAGGTCTTCTTATCAACCTTCTCATTACCACTACCGTAACAGCGCAGCTTACGATCAGCTTGGATCATCTGCATCACGCTCTGAGCATTCGTACCCCACTTGGCTTGCGCCAGAGCAGCATACTGAGCCATGAATTGAGCAAAGCCGGGGTGATCCTGCGGCATGATGAAATCAGCCGAATACTTCTTGACTGCGTTGGGGTTCAGCGGGGAAGCGTGGGGTTCGACCAGGTGGGGGAATGAGAGGCGAACATTGGACAGCATAATGACATCAGACATGGTAATACTCCTTAGACAGATTGAAGAAAAGAGGGAATAGCATCGAACTGCGGAGATGATTCTACAGCAGGACGCTTATCACTTACAGATACAACGGACAAACTACCATCAGACTTCTTGATGTATTCGGTCTGCAACATGGCACGGTGCTTATCGCTCAGGGTATGCTCGGAGCCATCCTTCTTGATCCACTTGAGCTTCTCCATCTTGGCCGGCGAGATCAGCTTCTTCTCGTAGCAGGACTCACTCGGTACGCCGCACTTCTTGAGTACATCGACGAGTTTGTCCTCATCAACAGACCAATCACGGGAGCCACGACCCCTGACTGCTTTCAGACCCTCGATGGGCTGACCAATCTCAAACCGGCGCAGAGCTTCCCTCTCGGCACCCTCGATCAGGTCGAGAATGACTGCCTTGTTCTCGATGATCTTGCGAATCTGGTCGTCCATTGTCGGCTTACTCAGATCAGCGAACATCACCTCCAGTGCGCCACCATTGCGAGCGGTACAGTTGGTCTTGTGCTTGCACCAGTGGCAGTGATCACCGGCGACGAAGGGAGCATTGGGATCGTCAGTGGCAGCAGCCTGGGTAGCTAGGCGAGTCTCACCCATGAAGAACTCGGTCATAGGCTTCTCGTAGCTCACCACACCACTCAGACCCCGCTCACGCAGCTTGGGCTGGATGATCGTGAAGCGCATGGTCTTCTGTGTCACCTTGAGGTTCTCGTCGGCTATACGGGCTATGACTCCGAAACCATATTGGTCAAGCTGGGGATTGTCATCAGCCTCGACGACACCCAGACCATCCTTATAGTCGATAATCTCGATGGTATCAGCACCGATCAGCAGGACATCCACGGTACCGGCCAGATCGTCACGCTTGAAGATGCGAACCGGATCAACTCGGACCTCACTATGCCACTCAGGGAAGCCCAGATTGATCTGCTGACCATTGATGTACTGGAGAGCGAACTCGACCCGCTCTGCACGGGCAGCATCCACCTTAAACTCACCATCCTCGTCCTTGAGAGTCTGACCAATGTACTCGGAGGGTGACTTCTGCTCGGTCAGGCACTTGTTGAGCAGGGTGTGAGTGTGGGTGCCATCGATAGCAGCGGGATTGCTGCGCTCATCAGGGTACTTCTTCTCTTCACGGATACTCGCAGGGCAAGCAGCCCAGCGGTTCCGCTTGGAGGGAGAGAGGGTAGCGTGATTAGACATTGCGGAGTGCCTCAACACCATCGTACAGACCTTGGTACAACTCAGGCTTGACCTCGTTGATATTCTTGATACCTAGTGAGTCAAGCACCCCTTGAATCTTGGCACCCTTCTGCTGACCCATTTGCTTGTACGCTTCCATGACGTAGCCAATCAATCCCTTCTGGTCAACAAACGGACACTTGGAGGGAGCAGCCACAGGAGCCGGCGCTACCGGAGTCTCGACCACAGGTGCCGGTGCTACAGGGGTTGAGACAACCGGAGACACTGTGACAGTAACGGGGACAGTCACCGGAGACTCGGCAGCGGGGACAGTTGTCACAGGCACCTCAACAGGAGTAGGATTCACCACCTTCGCCACTTCCGCCTGGGCAGCAGCGGGGAGCTTCTCGACCAGCATCTTCAAGACCATCGTGTTAGCAAGGATCGCTTCAGCAATGATGTGGATTTCAGATTTCATTTTGTTAGTCCTTTGGTAAATAGAGGGTTCAACTTGGGTGCTTCGATCTCAATGCGGTTCTCGATGAACGCAGTCACCAACTCACGCAGTACGAATGAGGTGCCACCGTACTTTGCGGATAAGTTGATGAAATTCCTGCGGACTTCGGGTGACAGTCTCACCGCTACTGTCTGATCCTTCGTCTTCTTGGTTGCCACTTCTGATCTCCTTTGTGAGTAGGTGTTGCAAATCATAAAGACTTGTTTTACACTTGTCAATAGCAGTCAAACAAAAATTTACGAGGTAACCATGTCAGCACTTCCAGACCATCTAGTTTTACTACCTATCTCGGTAGCAAAACTCAGAGGAATCAAGATGTTCTATAAGTCAGTAGGGTGTAAGAAATGCGGTTGTCATGCGTATTGGGTCAGTGACAGTAGATGCTACGAATGCGCTAAACAGCGGTTGAGGGATAGGTACAAGACTAATCCAGACAAGGAAAAGGCTAGAACCAGTGCCTACAGCAAACAACCCGAAGTCCGATTGAGAAACGCTGAGAGACTTAGACAGAGGCGCAAAGAGAACCCCGAACGATTCAGAGAATACGACGCAACCAAGCGATTGAAGATAGTTTCCGATCCTGTATCACTGACTAAAGAACGACAAAGACAACGAGTAAAACAGAAACGTGCATACGAGAAAGACCCTGAGAAATTCAAGGAGCGTAGAAGACAATGGTACGCAGTAGAGGATAACGCTAACTACTCACGGCAATACTGTACTGAGTACAAACGGAATCATCCAGATGTCATACGAAACCTGAATCTCAAACACAATGGGAAAGACCGAGCAGCAAGGAAGAAAAGGCTTCCCGCATGGCTAACCCAAGAGGATTTCAATCAAATGAAGAAGATTTACGAACAAGCAAAGACGTTAGGATTACACGTCGATCACATCATCCCGCTACAGGGTAAAAATGTAAGTGGTCTTCATGTACCGAGTAATCTTCAGCTTCTGAGTCAAGCTGAGAATTGTGCAAAGAAAAACAGATACGAGGTGGAACTATGAGTGCTGTACCGAAGATGTCACCAATGCTTGCCGCTTATGAGAGTTATATTAATGTCGGATTTTCACTGGTCCCCATTGTTTCAGGAAAAGGTCCGGTCGGTCTAGGTTGGAATGCGAGAGAGCGATGTGTCACTGACATCTCGAAACTAAACGATACGATTGGAGTTGGTCTAGCTCATGCGTACAGCGGAACGATGGCGTTGGACATCGATGAGTGGGATAAAGCCAGTGAATTCTTGGCTACCCATGATATTGACCTGAAATCACTATTTGATGCTCCTGACTCAGTGACTATCAATAGTGGTAATCCCGGTCATGCCAAGCTGCTTTACCGTATGCCGTTTGGTATGTCATTGACTAGCAAGAAGCTGATCTATGTCGAATCGGATGGTATGAAAAAAAACTATCTCGACTTCCGCTGCGCCACCGCATCAGGACTAACTGTGCAGGATGTGTTGCCAAGTGCAGTACGTCACCCGATTACTTGTCAGCCGTATAGTTGGGGTGGAAATGGACATTACACCAACCTCCCCGCCATACCCGAGGCATTACTTGCTCTTTGGCAGTCCCTCTTGACCAAGGATACCGAGCGTAGTATTTCGGTCAAGGGTTCCCCGGTCGATGCCTCATGGGATGAGATCAAACAGGCACTCGACCATATCAACCCGGACATCAGCCGCGACGAGTGGGTGCAGATCGGTATGGCGCTGCACTATGCCGGCACTGCCACGCAGCAACTCGACCAGGCACTCACTGTATGGAATGATTGGAGTGCCAACGGGAGCAAGTACAAGGGTGAGAAGGATATCCTGACCTGCTGGAAATCCTTCACAGCAGACGATACCGGAGTCAAGCTCGGCACCCTGTTCCACTACGCCCGAGATGCCGGCTGGGTACGTCCGTTGCCAGATGTGACCTATATGTTCAGCGAGGTGACCGCATCCTCCCCAAAGTCCATTATTGACGGGCTGGTGATCCATCCTCCCGTCTGCGATATCGACCTGTTCCCCGAAGTGCTAACCAATCGCGCCAAGGTGATCGCCCGTGCATTCGCCGCTGACCCTCTAGTCCCCATCTTCGCCGGACTTGGGGCTATACAGGCGGCAGTCGATCAGCGTACCCGTCTGCATCTGATGGACGGCTGGGAAGTGCCACCTATCCTCTGGACGATGACAGTCGGGTCACCATCGGCCAAGAAGACCCCTGCTGCCACCCCCATGTTGGAAATACTGGCAAAGCTGGAGAAGGAAGACCTTCCCCGGTATCGTCAAGAGTTCGCCTTATATGAGGCACTTGAGGCGGCATACGCAGCATCGAAGAAGGCATACCTGCAAGCTGCTGCTGATCCCAATCATATGCTCGGGGGTAATCTGGATGTCGCCGCCTTACCGACCGTTGCCGCCCAGCCTATAGCTCCTGTAGCCCTCCGAATGACCGTGGGTAATATCACCAGCCAGAAACTCGCACGAATGGCTATAGAACGTCCCCGTGGGCTTCTGTGCCATCTGGATGAAATGAGAAGCTGGGCAGACAAGCTATCGGACAAAGGATCAGGCGAGGATCGATCCACATGGGTACAGTCCTATGAGGGCAAAGAGTACAAGATGGATCGGGTAGGCGATGGCGACCTATGCGCTGACCATCTGGCAGTCGGGATACTCGGCAATATGCAGCCTCATGTACTGACCGAAAAACTACCCATGCTTATATCAGATGGTCTTATACAGCGGTTTATATTCGCCGTCATATCGGATCACCATAGTGACAAGCTCAACGATCCCTCGGCCATAGACCCGATAGGGCAGCTACAGTACGAAGAAGCCATCCGCGCCATATATGCCCTGCCAGTGACCACCTATCGCCTGTCAGAGGGTGCTTATACGGCTTTCCGGGCTTATCAGGAATGGTTCCTTATATTGAAGAAGGATGAACGTATCACCCAGGCCTCGAACGTATATATGGAAGCCATAGGTAAAGTCGAAGGCACCACTGGCCGCCTTATGCTGCTGCTGCACCTTATAACTGATCCCCACGCTATCGAGGTATCAGCGGATACTGCCGTGAGAGCTATACGACTGGTACAGGGCTATATCGTACCAGCTATGCGTTATGTGTACGGCAATATCGAGGGAATCGACGCAAGCTCTCTCGATAAGTGGGTTTTGGATCACGTTCTATATGTGGCAAGTCAAGCCAGTACGATAACCCTCTCCGAATTGCGTAGGTCTGCCCGACAGCAGATCAAAGGTATAACACCACAGCGGGCTGATTTGATGCTATCTGATGCAATGGGGATTCTTGAATCGAATGGGTGGGTTAGTCTGCTGGAACAGAATCAGAAAACCACTAAATGGGCGATTAATCCCGCCATCAAGGATATTGACAAGGATTACCGGCAGACTGTTATCGATGCGCGGCAAAGGATATATGATCATATCCACGCGACATCAGGCGGAAAAGCCCCTAGGCGCATCGCCAAGGGATAAAAGAAAAGCCCCGATTAAGGGGCTTTTTGTTTGGTTTGAGGTTAGGCTAACTGCGCCACAGGATACCGACTAAGGCGAGGCAAAGGGCTAACAGTGTGGACATTATTTCTCCGGATGTTCTGATTGATAAACGTCTTTGGCTAACTTGATAAGGGATTCTGCCTGATCTGGATACAACCCATTGTGTTCGGCGTATCGTTCAATGGTCAGATAGTTATTGAACCAATCAAGGTATACAGCGATTAGTGTGTCGCGCATGATCATTTCCCATTCTCTAGTTTTTCTATACTCGCTTTCAATTCGTCGATAGTCTCCAAGGCGGACTCTAACTCTAGCCCTAGCTCTTCGTAGCTCTTCCAGTCACAAAGTCGCATTTGATCTAGCAATGATTCGAGCGTATTGCGCATTGCGTCCGGAGTACCATATCTGACAACCTCATCGATAGCAGCAGCCGACAAGTAGGTGCCTTGTGATTGTTCATGGTTTAGCATGGTGTTCCCCTTAGTGAGAGATAAAACAAAGTTTGCCTTTAGCGCCGGCAAGTTTGGCAATGGCTAACAGGGCTTGGCGCATCGAATCGGAACCACATCCGCCAATATGTGCGCGTTTCTTTAGGTCTTCTTTGACCTGATGGCGTAGCGTGCGCGGTACAGTGCACCGATAGTGGTATCCGGCATCCTCGCTTATCGCATAGGCGGCATCAAGTGCCGCATCAGAATAGTCGGGATTTGGATAGTCTGCCCATACCATTCCCTTATCATCGGCGTATTGGCTACCGTATAGCTCAATCCCTGCCGATTCAATCGCGTCCGCTAGTGCCTGGCTTTCCTTGTGGTAGCCGTATCCGCCCGCGCTACCTTTCCCGCTCGCGTGGATGGCACCATGTACCCATAGCGATATATAGACCACACTGGCAGAGCCACTGCGCCCCATGTATGCACGCGCAGTGACAATCTCGCGTAGCTCACCATTGATTGTGCCGACTACGGAATAGGCGCTCACCAATTCTTTATCGCGCCCATAGTTGTAAGCGTTCGATTGATCAGGCTTGATTAGTTTGGCTTTCATTTCAATACCTCATGAAGGATAGTAGATAGACCGGCAAAGCTCATGGCGATGCCGGATTCTGCGACACTAAACACACCAGCGATAAATCCCGCACCGACTAGCGCAACAAGTGCCAGTAGTGCGAGACGAAAGATAAGTTCAGCGGATGTCATGATGATCCCCTAGAGAGTGATGCCGTGGATGAATCGGGCTTTGTAGTAACAGTGGAACAGATAGGCTAGTTCTTGTTGCGTCATGGTTTGCTACCTCCATGTGCATTATTCTAGTGATTCATTCCATAAAGTCTAATCATTGTTTCTGATACTCGATTAGACTTTCCATAAGGTTATGCTGATAGTTCTTTCTGAATCATTCGCATGATTCGATCACGATCAGCAGGGAATTCTTGCCCGACGTGCTTGCTCGCATCAAATAGGCTTGCACTTCCTCGGTCAATCTCTTTGACCCAGTATGCTACCTCTTCATGGATTGCCTGATCACTGGCACCATGTACCGCTACCTTTTTGGTTACAGTCTTCGTGGCGATTGTGGGGACGTATTCCACATTGCGCACGAACGGAAAGAGCGAATCCATCATCCCTAACTTGTGCGCTTTGCGATACGCGACACTGTTGCCGCGCCAAAAGTCAGACCTAGTTTTGTAGTTACTTGCTTCTTTGATCACTGCCATTGCGTCCCATTTCATGATGGTTCCCCTTCGTGGTGGATAAGTTAGTTCAGTCTAACATGTAAATGTAAATAAGTGTAACTGTTCCATCCGTCTAGTTTTGGGGATATGGATACTTTGAAAAATTTAGTTTTGTAGTTGGAATTATTACAAGAATTTAACTCATCCAAAAATTCTCGCACGGAAAGCACGGATGGAACAGTTACACTTATTTACATTTACACATTGTCACAGTTACACAGTCCCGAATCATTCGGGATTCTAGGATAGTTCGATAGTCTGTAACTGTTCCAAGTGTGACAACCATGTATTACCTGACCAGGTTAGTCGGGTATCCAGGTCGGCTCGGGTCTGTGGTGTCACTGCTCCACCTGCTACCGCGTCACCTCCAGATGCGAATGATTCTTGTTCGTGATGCCAGGGGGGGAGGGTCTGACTCATCTGTGTAAGTTTTAGCCAGAGCCCCCCACGCGCCGAAGAAGCTAAAATGACCTTACACATTCCATAATCAGTTAAACTGTGATACCCTAGGGCAGCACATCAACAATGGAACCTATCATGGACAATTCCACGTTACCAGACTGGCTCAGACCCACTGATGACCAGATATCAGAGCAGGACATGAAATTCCCGCGAACAAAGGATCACAAGGAAATCCAGCGGATTACCTTTGAGTCGATCTTTGAGCGGGTGATTGAATCCTTGGAAGCGGGAAGACCGGCAAGTCAGACAATCAAGGAAGACCCGAGAGGTGTCGATGTTGGTCGCTTTATGGCATGGGTGAGAAGGGATGCCCAACGGTTCGACAGATTTCAGGAAGCCAAGAAGAACGGGATGCTCATCCTGGAAGACAGGCTTATGGAAACTGTGGATGACACGGAATCGATGGAGGATGTCCAGCGGACCAAGTTGAGAGTGGATACGATCAAGTTCGTGTTGCAGTCATGGGATAGGCGATATAAGTCGAACGAGAAGGCTGAGTCGAACAATGGTGGTCCGATCAATATCACCATCACAGGTGTCACAAGTCCGTACAACCAGATCGAGAGTGGAGTGACTGTCGATGGCTGATCTCAATTTCACGTTGTTGAACTGGCAGAGACAAGTCATATCCGATAACTCACGGTTTAAGGTGATAGTGGCTGGGCGACGGACGGGGAAGACGCAGTTCTCTCTGGTACAGACGGTGATACGCGCGCTGGAGTGCAGGGAGAATTCGGCGGTGGTGTTGTATGTAGCCCCGACATGGGGAATGGCGAGGATGCTGGCATGGGAGCCGTTGATCCAGTTGGCAGCGCCGGTGATCGCTAGTAGTAACGTGAATAATGGTGAGATACGGCTGGTCAATGGGATGCGGATATGTGTCCGTGGTAGTGATAACCCGGATAGCTTGCGGGGGATGAAGTTGTACCATGTGACGCTGGACGAGTATCAGGACGCGAAGGCGCAGACATGGGAGTACATCATCCGTCCTGCGTTGAGTGACTTGAAGGGGACTGCGGTGTTCATTGGTAGCCCGAAGCCGGATGCTGACAGTTTCAGGAGGTTGTACGACCTGGGGCAGACGGGTGAGGATAGTGATTGGAAATCGTGGTTGTTCAAGACTTGCGATAACGAGCTTATCGATCCGAAGGAGATCGAGGCGGCGAGGAAGTCGATGAGTACGGCAGCGTACTTGCAGGAGTATGAGGCTGAGTGGGATACGGCTGGTGCGAATATCCTGAAGATGGAGTGGTTCGCTACGGGAGAGGAGCCGAAAGGTCAGTACAGTACCTACATAGCGATTGACCCTGCGGGGTTTGAGAATGCCGCAGTGGATGACATGAAGAAGAAGTATCTGGACTTCTTCGCTATTGCTGTGGTCAGGGTGTACGACAACGGGAACTGGTGGGTGCAGAAGATCGACTATGGACGATGGGATGTCAGGGAGGCTGCTGTGAGGGTGCTGATGGCAGTGAGAAGTCACAAGCCGATTTGTGTGGGTATGGAGAAGGGTGCGCTGATGAGAGCGTTCATGCCGTACTTTCAGGACTTGTCTAGGAAGAACAACGTCCATTGCCATGTGGAGGCGATCCCGACCAGCGGGAGCAGTAAGGCTAACCGGATCGTGTATTCGCTCCAGGGGAGAATGGAGCATGGCAGGATCACGTTCAACCCCAAGGAGGATTGGATGGAGATCAAGAAGGAGATGCTGGCATTCCCGTCACAGAAGGCGCATGATGACTTGCTGGATGCGCTGTCGATGGTGGATCACCTGGCTACGGTGGTCTATGGTGATCTGAACGAGGTGCAGGAGGAATATGAAGTGATTGACGAGATTTGTGGATTCTGATACCCTCGCGGCAATCGATAGGAGAAAGCTATGGCTTGCAAACCCAAGAAGACGAAACGCCCTCCCGTCAAACGCCGCTAGGAGCGACTCATGGACGCAGATAACGTCAATTACGAACAGACAGGGCAGGTCATTGACGTTGCCGCTGAAGACGAGCAAGCACCTCAGTATTACGAGCCTACCGAGTCCGACAAGGAGCTAACTGCCTTTGTTGTCGATCATACGGACCGTTGGCGCGAGTTCCGCGATCAGAACTACCTCGACGATTGGCTCAAGTACGAGCGTATCTTCCGTGGGCAGTGGGCGGAAGAGGACAAGACCCGTGGTTCCGAGCGCTCCCGTGTCATCAGCCCGGCTACCCAACAAGCAGTAGAGACTCGCCACGCTGAAATCATCGAAGCGATCTTCGGTCAAGGGGAGTTCTTCGACATCAAGGACGATCTGGCTGACCAAAATGGTCAAATTGACGTTGAAAAGCTGAAAAATCAGCTAATGGAGGATTTTGCACAGGACAAAGTGCGGAAATCCTTCGATCAGATCACTCTTTTAGCTGAAATTTACGGTACGGGTATCGGTGAGATCACTGTTGGCAGCGAAAAACAGTTCAAACCCATGCAAGTACCCCTCGACCAGCAGCAAATGGCTTACGGTGTGGGTGAAAAAGACCGTGTTTGCGTGAAATTGGTACCGGTTAATCCGAAAAACTTCCTTTTCGACCCCAACGGTACGTCGATTGACGACTGTATGGGTGTAGCGATTGAGAAGTACGTCAGCATCCACAAGATCGCGGCTGGTATCAAGTCTGGCAAGTACAAGAACGTAGATATTGGCTCACTTTACGAGGATGACTCGCTGGAAGTGACCCAGGAGGATGTCCAGTACGAGGATGACAAGGTTCTCCTGCTGACATACTACGGTCTGGTGCCGCGTGAGTACGTCACGGGCATGGAAGAGGTCGAGGAACTGTTCCCGAATGAAGGGGAAATGGCAGTCAGCGAGCAGATTGAGGACTACACTGACATGGTGGAGGCGATCATCGTCATCGCCAACGGTTCCCTGCTCCTGAAGGCCGAAGAGTCGCCCTACATGATGAAGGATCGACCGGTGATCAGCTATCAGGCTGATACGGTGCCTAATCGCCTCTTGGGGCGGGGTACGGTCGAGAAGGCATACAATATGCAAGCCGCCATCGACGGCAGCGCCAGAAGCCACATGGACGCTCTGGCGCTGACTGTTGCCCCTATGATGGGGATGGACGCTACCCGACTGCCTCGAGGTGCCAAGTTTGAGGTCAAGCCGGGTAAGGCGTTCATGACCAACGGCAACCCTGCCGAGATTCTGATGCCGTTCAAGTTCGGCACCAACGATGGTCAGGCGATGCAGACCAGCAAAGAGTTTGAACGGATGCTGCTGATGGCAACCGGCACGATTGACTCCAATGGTACGCCGAGTGCAGTCGCCCGTGATGGTCAGTCGATGGATATGGCTACTGCCACGATGATCAAGAAGTACAAGCGGGTACTGACGAACTTCCAAGAAGACTTCCTGATCCCGTTCATCTACAAGACCACTTGGCGCTATATGCAGTTCGATCCCGAGCGGTATCCCTCTGTCGATGTCAAGTTCATCCCGACCGCTACGCTGGGCATCATCGCCCGTGAGTATGAGCAGAAGCAGCTTGCCTTCCTGATCCAGACGCTGGGTGCACAGTCCCCGCTGACTCCGGTACTCATGCAGGGCGTGGTCAAGAACTCCAGTCTGAGTAACAAGGAGCAGATGCTGGCACAGATGGCGCAGATGAGTCAGCCTAACCCGCAGCAACAGGCGATGGCTCAACAGGCGGCAGAGATGGAAGCTCGTCTGAAAGCGGCTGAAACGGCGCTTAAAGAGGCCCAGGCAGAGAAGGCTAGGGTTGAGGCTCAACTGGCACCGGAAGAGACTAAGGCGAAGATCATCAGCGCACTGGCGAACAATCTGGACGAGGACAACGAAGGTAAAGACTTCGAGCGCCGCGCCAAGATAGCCGATCTGATGCTCCGTGAAGAAGATATTCGGTCTAACGAGCGGATCGCTACCCAGCAGATGCAAGCGAAACAGGCCGAAGCCGCCAAGACCAGCGACTACATGAGTAAAGCCTCTGAATTGATGCAATGATCGACAAACTTAAGAAACTTCTCGCACCGGATGTCGATATCGCGGCCAAGTTGGTCGTGGTATCGACGTTCTTCGGGAAAGTTCTAACAAGTTATGGTGAAAGATTAGTAGAACTGGAAGCCCGACAGCTACAGAAGGGCGATAAGGGTGATCGCGGTGAAAAAGGCGAGAAAGGTGATCCTGGTCCTGCTGGAGCGGTTGGTCCGGCTGGAGCTATCGGTCCTAAAGGTGACGCTGGCATCAATGGTAAGGATGGAAAACCGGGTAAAGACGGAAAACAGGGTGTATCGGTAGTCGATTCTGAAGTCGATATTGATGGGCATCTGGTTCTTAAACTGTCAAATGGTAAAGTAATCGATGCAGGTCCGCTACCGGAAGGTAATACGGCTTCCACCTTCGTATCTGGAAACGCTTGGCAAATTGAAGTATCATCCACACCACCATCTAACCCGCAGCTTAATCAGTTGTGGCTACAGATTTAAGGAGTAACACATGGCTACATTCGTAAAAGTCGCGGACGCTATTGAACCGCTGTTGGAGGCAATCAACTCGGGGTCTGACACTTGGAAGATCGCCCTTGCTGCCACTTCTCCTGCCTCGTCTGCTTTCGTGGCTGGTACGACTGACCTGACGACCTCTGGCGGCTATACGGCTGGCGGCAATACGGCTACCGTATCGAGCGCCACTCAGTCTGCCGGCACCTACAAGTTGGTGCTGAACAGCCCCTCGACTTGGACTGCTACGGGCGGTGGTTTCACCTTCCGCTATGTTCTCTTGGTCAATAGTACCAACAACATCACGGTCGGCTACTGGGACTACGGTGGTAACGTGGTGATGAACGGGACGAACGGTGACACTTTCACCGCGAACCTCGATGGCACTAACGGTGTATTCCAGGTCACCTGATGACTCTCACCTTCCGATCAGTTAAGGGGTCCGGTCTTACCAACGAGGAAATCGATGGTAATACCACCCATTTTAACGACCGTACCAAGAATGGTTGGGCGGACATCGTAGCTGAACTGTACACGCGGGGAGGTAATGCCTCTCCGGTTACATCGCAGTTCAAGGGTGGTATCTACCTGTACGAATTCACTCCTAGCGATGTGCTGGAAGTCTTTAGTAACTTCCATATCCCTCATGCGTGGCGAACTGGAACAATGCTGTATCCGCACTTCCATTTCTCCTGCAAGACGAACGATTCTGGGGTTGTCCGGTTGGGATTTGAATACACAGGGGCTAGGCGGCATGATGACTCGGGTACTGTAGTCTTCCCTGATACGCAGACGATCTATGTGGAATTCGAGATTACTGCAAACAGTGCCTTTGAGCATTTCGTCGCAGAGGCACCAGAGAATCAAGGCATTCCTGGCACACTATTGAACGTCGATGCGATGGTAATGACGCGAATCTTTCGTGACGCTACCCATGTGAATGACACGTTCCCAGAATCTATTTACGGTATCACGGCGGATTTGCACATTGAGGTAGATAAAGCCTCTACTCCGTTCCGCGCACCTGACTTCAACACAGGGGTTTGACATGGCTCAAGCTAACGATTCGATCTTAGTAACTCCTGGTTCTGGAGCAACAGTAGCGACACAACTCGCCAACAGCAAAGAGTACCAAGTTATTTGTACGGCAGATGAAGGTGGGCATATTGTCGGATCGAAAGATACCTATCTCTACGCAATCCCGTCGCAGGTTCATGTTGCTGTCGCCAACACGGTTCATTGGGACATCTTCAACGCAGACGCGACCTTGTTGGTTCGTATTGTCTCCATCAAGCAAATCCCCAACATCACCACAGCGGTTACTGGTGTTGTGTTCGATTGGCAATTGTTCCGTACTTCTGCTGTGGGTACAGGCGGTTCTGCACAGACAGCATGGTTGCCGGATACCTCACAGACTGCTTTGAGTGCTAACGTCACCTGCCGTAGCAAGCCGACAGGAGGGGCGACCACTTCCGGTTCATCCATCAAGAACTACGCTTTGCATGGCGAAGAGACAAACAACGGTTCTATCGTCGTAACGTCGCTTGGTGGTCTTGAGCTTGTTCCTCAGTCGATTCAAGGATCACTGACGGGTGGTATCCAACACGGCATTCTTCTGCGTCAGAACCAAGGATTGAAGTGCGTACAAGTGACGAACTCCGCAGCAGGTAACACTGCTTGGGAAATCACCTTCACGGTGGAGTAAGTCATGCTGCTCCCACTGCTACTTGGGCAGGGAACAGCCGGTGGGCCGACCAATTACAGTCTCACCTGTGCTAACGGGTCTTATACCTACACAGGGCAAGCCTCTGGCACGTTAAAGCGCGGTCATAGCCTTACCTGCGCCCATACGACCTACTCATATACGGGTCAGGCATCAGGGACACTAAAGCGTGGTCATAGCCTCACCTGTGCGCATACGACCTATAGCTACACAGGGCAGAACACTGGATTACTGAAGATTGGGCATAGCCTCACTTCGGCTCACGGTTCTTACACCCTAACGGGGATTGACGCTACCCTAAGTTACATCCCTGGTGCAGCCAAGGTTGATTATTCGCTCTCCTGCTCCCATGCTGACTACTCATTAACTGGTCAGGCGACTACTTTCGTTTTCAATCGGAAACTCGCTCTAGCTCACGGTTCCTACAGTTCGACCGGCTACTCGGCTACTTTTGTCCGGGCAGTCAAACTGATCGCCAGTAACGGCACTTATACCTTCAGTGGCCGCTCGGCTACACTGAATAAAGCATCGCAGATCATCGCGTCCCACGGTGGCTATACGCTCACCGGACAGGACATCACCACACCTTGGACTCGATCCATCACCTGTGAAGCGGGGACGTTCTCGCTCGCAGGGCAGGATGCCAGCCTCGCCTACTCCGCAGGGCAGATAGACTACGCGCTATCCTGCTCACATGGCGCATACAACTGGTACAGCGGCTACGCTAGTCAGGATTATTTCGCAGAGGACTACAATGCGTCAGGTGCCACGTTTGATCGTACCTTCGTTGTAGCTAACAACTACCTCGACTGTAACGTAGCTATCTACACGCTTCAAGGGTTCAATCTGACAGGGACGTTCTCTTTCTCGACGTTCCCGCAGACGGGTGGTAGTTCGACATTGGCATATTGGAACGGATCAGCTTGGGTTGATGCTCAACTGAGATACTGGAACGGGAGTGATTGGGTATGAAACGGCTAGGTCAAGCAGCAGTAAGTACGGGTGGTGGCACAACGCTCTACACGGTCCCCACGGGCTACCGGACGGATATGGCTGATGTACTTATCGCCAACACCTCGGCTACCCCGACAACCATCGCTCTACACATCGTCCCGGTAGGTGGTTCTGCTACGGCATCCAATGCCATGTTCCCGACAGTGACGATCCCCGCGAACACCTTGGTTCAATGGACCGGCACCCAGCACCTGAACACTGGCGACTTCATCAAAGGGATCGCTGGGGCTTCTGGTATCACAGTGACGATTACTGGTGAAGAGGTGCGATTATGATCACTCAGTTCCCTGCTAACAATGAGTCGATTGACTACGCTCACCAGAAGATTCACGAAGGCCGCTTCTTCTCCGGTGGCTACTATAACAGTTCATTGAGCGCCGGCAGTAGTCAGGACATTTTGGTGCAGGTCGGATCATCCAGTAACTTCCATGCGATCATGGCGGTGTCCATCTCCGGTGAAGCGACAGTCTTCATCTACGAGGGTACGACCTTCTCGGCGGCAGGGTCTGCGGTGACGATGACCAACCATAACAGGACATCTGCCAAGGTGTTCAGTGGCACAGTCACCTATTCTCCGACCGTTACGGGTACGGGGGACTCAGTTGAACGGGACGCAGTACATCCCTGCCGGCGACAAGCATACGAACGGTGTGACAGCAGGATTCACTTCCGAGTTGATCCTGTCCCCCTCGACCAACTACCTGATCCGTTGTACGAACATATCAGGTGGGGCGGTCAAACTTTCCATGCACATTGAAGGGTATCAACCGTCACTATGACCCCAGAATTGGATGCTTACTATACCCGCCGACTAGCCATGATGGGCGACCAAGCATGGCGCGACCTGTTGGAAGATGTCGAGGCTATGCTACAGGCGACCAACGATATTACTACAGTGCAGGACGAGAAAACTCTACATTTCAAACGTGGGGAAATCTCCATCATGCGCTGGATTCTCTCGCTCAGAGAGGTCAGTGAAGAGGCTTACAACACACTTAAGGAAGAAAATGGCACGTCTAATGAGAGACTTTAAATGTGACTCCTGCGGGGCAAGTTACGAAAGGTTTATCGACACTCAAGTGCATTACATCCCTTGCGAGTGCGGCCAGAAGGCTCACCGTATTGTCGGTATGCCGCGTGTTGCTCTGGATGGTACTGACCCCGGTTTCCCTGATGCTTATGATCGTTGGGCGACGATCCGTGAGAAAAATGCCCAACAGAAAGCGAGGCGGGACGCTTGACATAGACTAATACTAGGTATATAAGGAAACTATTCAGTCATGCAACCGTATAGGACATGGCTATTGAACAACCTGGAACCCGATAGGGCAGGAGAACCAAATGGCTGAGATGCAAGATTTTGAAGCACCCGAGTTAGGCGAACTCGAAACTGTTGAGACTGAGATCAAACAGCAAGAGACAATCGCAGAGGAACCGAAATCCGAAGAACCCGAAGTACCTGAGAAGTATCGTGGCAAGTCCGTAGCGGATATTGTCAAGATGCACCAAGAGGCTGAGAAGGTTATCAGCCGTCAGGGTCTGGAGGTGGGTGAGGTCCGAAAACTCGCTGATGAGCTTCTACGATCACAGTTGCAGCCCAAGAAAGAAGTAGAGCAGCCGAAGGAAGTCGATTTCTTTGAGAATCCTCAAGAGGCGATTCGTCGGGCAGTAGAGACAAACCCTGAAGTGATGGCAGCAAAGCAGTACGCTGTCCAGGCACGGCAGGAGCAAGCGCGGCAAGCATTGGCGGCAAAGCACCCTGACTTCGGTCAGTTGCTTCAAGACAGTGAGTTTGCTCAGTGGGTACAAGCCTCAAAGGTGAGAACTGCACTGCTCAAACAAGCCGACGCTTACGATGTCGATGCGGCAGATGAGTTGTTTTCGACCTTCAAGCAACTGCGTCAGGTGAAGCAGAACCAGGTCCAGCAGGTCGAGAAGACCGAGCGGAACAAGGCGATGCAAGCCGCAGCAGTGGATACTGGAGGTAGTGGGGAGTCTGGAAGGAAAGTCTATCGTCGCGCTGATCTCATCCGTTTGAAAATGACTGACCCTGCGAGGTATGACTCCATGAATGATGAAATTCTGGCCGCCTACGCAGAAGGTCGCGTGAAGTAACCCATTCATTTATAAGGAATTTATCATGGCTCTCGGCTCAAACCAAACTACTGTAACTACCTCGGCTAACTTTATCCCCGAGGTGTGGTCAGATGAAGTATTGGCCCGTTACAAACAGAACCTCGTACTGGCGAACCTCGTCACCAAGGTTAATTTCAAAGGCAAGAAGGGTGACACCCTGCACCTGCCGGTCCCCGCTCGCGGCTCCGCTTCGGCCAAGGCTGCTAACACTCAAGTCACGCTGATCGCTGACACCGCGACTCTGGTCGATGTGTTGATCAACAAGCACTTCGAGTACAGCAAACTGTACGAAGACATCGCTGAGATGCAAGCTCTCTCGTCCATGCGTAAGTTCTACACGGATGACGGCGGCTACGCTCTGGCGAAGCAAGTGGATCAGGACATCGCTCTCATGGCTCACTACTTCAACAGCGGTAACACGACTCCTTCGCTGACCAACGTGTGGGAAACCGCCGTTATCGGTGGTGACGGTTCGACCGCTTTCGACGGTTCGGCTGATGGTAACGGTACTGCCCTGACTGATGCTGGTCTGCGTAAGGCGATCCAGACTCTGGAAGACAACGACATCCCGTCGAACGAACTGAAACTGGTGATCCCGCCGGTCGAGGCTTCCGTTCTGCGTGGTATCTCGCGCTTCACTGAGCAAGCGTTCGTCGGCAACGGCAACGTCATCAAGACCGGTATGCTGGGTAATCTGTACGGTGTTGAAGTGTTCGTTTCGTCCAACGTGCCATGGCTGCACTGCGAAGGCACCGACGATGCAACGGCTACCAACTTCTCCAGCACCACGCTGTCTGGCGCAGGTACTGACGCATTTGGTCTGTCGTATGACTTTACTGGTCACACCGACACCAAGTACCGCGTCTGCACCCTGATGCACAAGGACGCTGTTGCTCACGCTGAACAGCAGGGTATCCGTACCCAGGCTCAGTACAAGCAAGAGTACCTTGGTACCTTGGTGACTTCGGATACGGTCTATGGTGTTAAGACCCTCCGCAGCTACGCTGGTCTTGCTATCGTTGTTCCGGCCTGATAACCCCTGACAGTCAGGTAGGCAACGCCAATAAGCCCTACCTGAGTTCAATTCTCTGAAAGGATAAATCATGGCTGTAGTCATTGAACAAGGTAATAAGCAGTTCCAAGGTGCGTTCAGCGAGATGTGGGCGGTTACTGATACCGCTTGCAACTTCGGTAACGCTGCTACGGGTTCGGGTACATTCGCTTCTGTGGATGTCACGGTTCCTGGTGTTGCTCTGGGTGACATGGTGATTGGTGTTGCTGTTGGTGTGGATACTGTCGATGCAGTTATCGGCGGTGCTGTCACTGCGGCGAACACTGTAACCCTGACGCTGATGAACAACTCGGCTGGTGCTGTTGATCTGGCATCGACGACCTGTAAGTTCTTGGTCGGACGACCCGCTTGGTAATGAGTAACACGACCCCCTCTTCGGAGGGGGTTTTCGCTTTAGGATTGACAGAATGAAACCCGTTGTGTTTAAATGCAAACGGTCGGGGAACTACGTCAGCTTCACGCTTGAGGGTGACATAGCCGGGATGCGAAAGCACGAAGGTTACGAAGAGGTTATTGATGCCCCTGTTCCCGATACTCCAACTGAATCTGCACCTATCGACCTACCAAAGCGTCGAGGCAGACGACCGCGTATGGAGCTAAGTGATGGCTGATTTATCCCAATACAAAGTCAATCGGACCGGCAACACTGGCGTATGGATTGACGGACCTGATGGTCCCTATTTCTATGCCCCCTATGACGCTTTGATGGGAGGCGCAAAGGTTGGTAATACGTGGTATTACCCAGAATACCAGTCTGGCGCGATGGGCAAGCTAAAGTCCATGCAGGCGGTGAAAGTCCCCGATTCATGGGTTACAGGGTTATCTGGTAGGGAAATCAGCGATCCGACAACTGGATACCTGATGCCGAAGTCGGTGTTGGATACTATTTATCCCTCCACTTACATGACTTCCTATGGCGACCCCAATGCGAAATTGGGCGCAGATAACCTCTACCATTGGGGTAGTGGTAATCAGACATTCAGCATGAACCCGTGGGCCTCTGATGGTACTGCGGTACTGAATACAACAACATACACTCAAGATGGTGGTGGCGGTCTGTTTGGTGGGTTCCTTGGTGATCTTCTCGGTGGTCTTGGTGAAGCGATCATGGATATAGGGCCGATCCTCCCCATCGCCGCAGCGGTGACAGGGAACCCGATATTGATGGGGTTGAATGCTGGATCAAGCCTTGCTCAAGGTAACGTACTTGGCGCTGTTGCTCCGTTTGTTCCAGGTATGGTTGGTGATTTAGGCGGCGCAGCGTCCCCTGCTTTCGACGCAGGGTCAGTAATGGACGCTGGCATAGCGCAAGGTGCTGCTAATGCGGCAGCAGGAGGTTCTAACATGAGTTGGTTATCAGATTTAGCCGCGCAGGACTTTGCGGATTTCGGCATCACTGGTGTCGAATCGCTAGGTGATGCGCTCAACTATTCCACAGGTGCCGCAGACTTCACTGCCGGCATTTCTAACGCTACTCAAGCCGCAGACTTCTTGCGTAACTTGGGTATGGACACCAACACAGCACTCGGTTTGGTGAATAGTGTGACCAGTGCAGGTATTAGCCCAGCTAACGCGCTCAAAGCGATTTTAGGTGGGAGCGGTGCTACTGGCGCAGGTATCACAGGCGCAGGTCTTCTCGGTACTGCCGGCAACATCGCAGGTGGCTACCTGAATACCCAAGCAGCCAAGGAAGCAGCACAGATTCAGGCTAACGCTCAGATCGAAGCTGCCAAGATTGCAGCTGAAGCTGCCAAGTTCAAACCTGTCGGGGTGACTACTCGTTTCGGTCAGTCGCAGTTCGGCTACGATGACAAGGGTAACCTGACTTCTGCTGGCTACACTCTATCGCCTGAGATGAAGGCACAGCAGGATGCGCTGATGGCGACTTCTGGTGGTCTGCTGAGTCAGTTCCAAGGTTCGCAAACAGCAACGGCCCCTATGGGTACGGCAGCGCAGCGAGCGATGCAACTTGGTCAAGGCTACCTGGCTACTGATCCTGCTACCCAAGCAAAGAAGTACATGGCTGAACAGCAAGCTCTGTTGGCTACCGGACGCGAGCGTGAGTACGCTCAACTCCAGCAGCGTCTAGCCTCGCAAGGTCGCCTCGGATTGGCTACTGGCGGGACCACTACAGGCATGATGGCGGCGAACCCTGAGATGGAAGCGTTCGCCAATGCCAAGCGTCAGCAAGACCTCCAGTTGGCTGCTCAAGCTACCCAAGGGGGTATGGACTACGCCAAGTTTGGTGCGGGTATGGTTGGTACAGGAAGCGATCTGCTCAAGTCGATGTACGGTACTCAGGCAGCAGCCTATCAGCCGTACCAGACTGCGATGGGTGGCGCACAGACCATCGAAGGGTTGGGGCAGAACGCGCTGACTCAGGGTATCAGTTTGGGTAGCAACGTAACCGCAGCTAACGCTGCCGGTGGTAGCTTGTTGGGTACGGGCATGATGAATGCCGCCAATACGGTGGGTAGCGTGGCACAGCAAGCCGGCAGTCCGTGGGGCAACCTGCTTCAAGGTGCAGGGAACTACCTGAACCAACAGGCTCAACCTAATCAGCAGATGCAATACAATCCCTACACCGGACAGAAGCTGTCTGGGTATCTGGGTTAAGGAGACATCATGGTAGACATCGTATCGGGGCTTTTCGGCCTCTCTCCTTACGAAACCATGCAGCAACAGCAGAATCAGATCGACAAGTCTGCTGCCAACTTCGCCCAGATGAATGCTGCTCAACGTGGCTCAATGGGGTTGTTCCAAGGGGGCGCTGGCCTTGCTAGAGAGGCTGGCGGTATGCTCGGTTTGCAGAATCCTCAAGTAGCCGAAGCACAGGCTCGTCAGGCGGCTTTGCAAGGTCTGGACATCAGTTCGCCTGAGTCCATCCTGCAACGCGCTCAACAGGTGCAAGACCCGAAGCTGAAGATGCAGTTGATGATGTTGGCTGACCAGAAGAAGAAAGATTTGCTTGCTGCTCAGGCTACTTCGACCAAGATGGCATTGGAATTGGCTCAAGCTCAGAAGGCATTGCGTGAAAACCCGAATCTGGCAGTTACCGAAGTTGGTGTTAAGGGTAAGCCGGGCTATATGCAGCGGGTATTGTTCGACAAGACTAATCCCACCGCTGAGTATCAGGAGATTGGTGAGCCGTACCTGAGCGCAGCAGCCGCCAAGCAGACTTTCCATGTAAGCACTGGTGAAGGTAAGGTACGGTCACAAGTTGTCACTGACAATGAGGGAAATAGCACTTTAGTAGATTTGAATACCGGCGCAGTAATTAAGAACTTAGGAAAGATTGGTAAGCCATCATCGACGTTTGAGAAGGTAGAAGAAGCTAAGAAATCTACTTTGCGTGGTATTGGTGATGCTGAGTCCAGCATTAACCAACTACTAGGTACGGAAAACGCTCCAGGTCTTCTCTACAAGGCGACGGGGAGTGGAATCGGTGCCGGTGTCGATCTGCTTGCGCGTGGTGTGGGATACGCCACCAAGGGCGACATAGCTAACGCCAAGATTCAGCCGTTGGCTGATGCGGTGCTGAAAATTGTCCCCCGCTTTGAGGGGCCGCAGTCGGACAAAGATACTGCCTCATATAAAGAGGCAGCGGGTAATCTGGCTAATGCGTCCTTGCCTATTAAGTTGCGGATTGAAGCGGCGAAGACGATCAAAGACATATACGCTCGACGCAAGTCGCAGTTCGTGTCCAAAGATTACGAGACTACTCCGACTCAAGCCTCCACCTATGATGCGGATAAGGAAGCGCGTTATCAGGCATGGAAAGCGCAACAGCAAGGGGTCAAATGATGACTGAACAGGAAGAGTTTGAATTCCGGTTAAGATTGGAGGCTGAACAAGCCGCTCCCGCCGTCCCGTCAGCACCGACTTCTGAACCATCCATTCTTGAGCAGATGGATCGTGGATCTATTGCTTCCCGTATCAAAGCTGGAACTATCCTGTACCCAGAAGAAGAAACTGCACTCCGTCAGACTCTTCAAAGTGCCGCATCTGGACCATTGATGGGCGCAGTGCAGGTTGGCGCTGAATTGCTAGGTAATAAAGACCTTGCTGAAAAGATCGCAAAGAACAAGCGTGAAGGGAATATTGTAGGTAGCATTCTTCAGCCTGAAGCATGGTTGATGGGCGGTCCGCTTTCTAAACTCACTGGTACCGCAAAACAAGCGTTAGGTTTAGGTGCCTCTGGCGCTGCGTATGGGGCGGCTTCAGCGGCTGGAGCAACCGGCGTTGAGGGTGCCAGAGAGCGCATGGATGCCGCTGAAATATCCGGTCTGGTCGGCGCAGCGATACCCGGTGCAGGAAGATTGATCACCGAATTGACTCCAAAGGCTAAGAACGTAGCCAAGTCACTACTGGCGATATTTTCAAAGGGTGGGCGCACATCTGTTGGTCAAAAGATGGTACTTGACCAACTGACACCAGAAGAGCGTATTGCGGTTCTCAACATACTGAACAAACAAGGTGTAGATACCTCGGCGTTAGGCACCCCACTAACCGCTGGTGAAACACTTGCGAAGAATCGTATCGGGGCAGAAGTGCAGTCACCGGAGGGTGCCGGAGTAGCATCGCTTGAAAGCGTGTTGTCCCGTATGCCGGGTGGCGAACAACTGCGTCAGAAAGCAGCAGAACGCGCCGCCGCCATTCGCGGTACGCTAGACACCTTATCTGGTGGTCGCGGTGCGGCAGTTGATCCATTGCTCGGTATGTCAGCAGACGATGTTGCTCTCGCCGAAGCTCGTACTGCCAGATCAAAAACCGGAGGTATGCTCTACCCAAAAGGTGAAGTGTCTGGTGACGCGGCACTTGATGCAATCATGCAGAAACCTGGAGTTAGATCTGCAATGGGTATCGACGAATTGAGCGCTGCTAACGCTGGTCGCCCCACGCAGATTGGTATTCGTAAGCCACAAGACACATTGATGAATAGCCCCGTTGAGTACGAGAAATACTCAATTAAGTCGCTTCAGAACCAATACCGATTGATGGATAAAGAGATTAATCGTTTGATGAAGACGGGCGTATCAATGGATGAAACGAGGGCGCGTGAGTTAATGAAGGCCAAAGGTGATCTTGGTGAGTGGCTGACTGCCGCATCTCCTGAGTGGGCGCAAGCTAATCGGATGTTCGCTTCCCAATCCAGACCGGTACGACAGATGGAAGTGGGTGCCGCATTGAAAGCTAAGATGGAGCAGTCTCCTACTGCATTCAGAAAGGCAACTGAGAATCTATCCGCGCAGGAGCAATTGATCAGGAAAGTGACCGGAAGACCGGACGTTGCCCTGACTGATGTATTCAACTTGGGTCAGATGAGTAAGATCAAAGGTCTGGAGAATGAAGCTCAAATCACCGAAGAAGTTACGAAATTGGGCGATCTGGTACGCGCACAGATGGGAGATGAGGCCGCATTCCAGTTGCCGAACCTGCTGAATATCTGGGTGGCTATTGCCAACAAAGTAGCTAAGACATCTGCTGCCGCGACAGTGGATGATGTGACTCGCGCTGCGGCAGATGTAGTTGCCAACCCCAATAAGCTGCGAATGCTGTTGGCTGAAGATGCGCGAAACATGGCGACTGCTAAACTACCGATGACTGCTGAGAGGATACGGAAGTTAGCACCAATATCCGCTGTCAGCGGTGGGATGT